GAAGAGAAGAAGATTGGGAACGTCGCGGTCTTCGCGGCCTTTGCCATGCACCAGTACATGAGCCGGAATTCGCTTTCGGAGGCCCAAAAGCGAAGGGTCGAAGAAAGACACGGCATAAGCCTGAATGGCTGATTCTAGGGGCTTCCGCACACTGCGGAAGGGGGTGTTTTTGTGGAACAGCAACAAGCAGAAAATCTGCAAAACAGGCGGAAAAAACTTATTCAGCTTGTTCATGTCGGGAAGGGCAAAATGGGCATGGATGACGAGGCTTACCGCGCCTTTCTTAGCGGGGTTTGCGGCAGGGACTCCGCCGCCAAAATGACGATCCGCCAACTGGAACAGGCGCTCAAAGCCATGCGGAAAACCGGCTTTGTGCAGTTACCGAGTCGCGTGAAGCCGGAGGAGAAAGGCGGGGCAACTTTGGATCAGCTTGAATACATCAAAGGCATGTGGCAGAAATGCGCCCGGAACAAAAGCGATAATGCGATGCTTGCCTTTGTGAAACGGATCGCCCGCGTTGACGCCCTGCGCTTCCTGAACGTGGAGACGGCGCAAAAAGTTATTTTGGCGTTACGCGACATGATGGCAAAGGCCGGTTTCGATCCGGACACTTCGGGGGTCCTTAATGGCTAAGAACCGCGACAACGCTCTGGCGGAAGACTTAATCCTTTCCTGCGCCTATGGCGATGTATCGTCGGAGACCGCGCAAAAAGCGGTACGGGCTATTTGCAGGTACTTCGGCGGCCAGATGGTTTATATTCCGGCAAAAAAAGAAACCGGAACATCCGCGGAAAAACTGCGGGGCGTCCTCGCGGATGCGGTAGGGGACAGCGCCGCCGAAAAAATCCTTGAGAAAATTATGATTCTCTATGGATGTATGCAGGTATACATTCCGAAAGAGCAGACGGCTTTCCGTAAAACCATCGCCCTTGAAATTTACGAGCGGCTTGGAAAAAACGGAATCACCATGAACGATTTAGCCAGGGATTACCATATCAGTTTTAGCTGTGGCTATGAGCTTTGGAAAGCAGGACAGCGCGAAAAGCTTAGGCCCTCTATGCCGTACCTGCCGTTCCCGGAGATGACCGAAAACAATAATTCCGGTTAGCGCAAAAAAGCGCTTTTAATTCAATAGGCTGTCGGCATGGAAGTTACCGACAGCCTTTTTTTATCGCTTAATTTTGAAGGGACATTGCCAGCTTCCATCGAACTAATACCGGCCGGGGCCGCGATCCGGGGCAGGGACGGGCGCAGGTGGAAGAAAGGCGATCCTCAAAAAATAATTCTCAATTCCATGAACCGGCTTTCCCGGCTGGTCATTGACGAAAACCACTCCACCGATCTTGCGGCGCCGAAGGGCGGCTCCTCTCCGGCAATGGGCTGGATGACCAACCTGCATACCGGAGAAGGCGGCTCAATCCTGGCCGATGTCGAATGGACAAAGCGCGGCTCGCAAGCGGTCTTAAACAAAGAATACAGCTTTATATCGCCCGTGTTTTTGCACGACGACCAGAACGAGATTACCGTGGTTCTCCGGGCCGGGCTCACCAATTCGCCAAATCTGCAATTACCGGCGTTAAACGCCGAACACAGTTCGGACGTAAAGCCGGAAAAAAATAACACGGAGGTATCCATGAATAAAGAATTATGCGCGGCTTTGGGTTTGAGCGAAACCGCCACGGAAGCGGAAGCCATTGCCGTCGCCGGCGCCTTGCAAAGCAAGGCGGCCTTGAACGCCGCCAAGCCCGGTACGGCGCAGACGCAGACGGACACGTCAAAGGTGGACCTTGCCGCATACGCGCCCAGGGCCGACCTGAACGCGATGGAGGCGAGGGCGGCTACAGCCGAAAAGCAGCTTGCCGACCTTAACGCCGCCAATAACAAAAAGGAAGCGGAAGCGGCGGTAGACGAAGCAGCCAGAAACAGGAAGATCGCCCCGGCGAGCCGGGCGGAGTACCTGGCCCTTTGCTCCACCCAGGCGGGGCTTGAGTCCTTCAAAAAGATAGTCGCCGCTTCGCCGGCGATTATTGGCACGGAGGCCCAGGCGCCGGAGGGTGCGCCTTCAGCTTCAGGAACCGTGGCATTGAACGCCGAGGAAGCATCGCTGGCCAAAGCGATGGGCTATACCGCAGACGAATACAAAAAGATCATCGGCAAGGAGGGCAAATAAATGATCGTCACCAATACCGTCTTAAACGGACTGCGTACCGCGTTCCGGGAAGAATTCCGCAACCGGATGCTGGAACTTGACGCGAAGCCCGTCTGGAAACTGCTGGCCACAACCGTCCCGTCCAGCACGAAGAGCAACACCTACGGCTGGCTTTCGGCTTTTCCCCAGATGCGGGAATGGGTAGGCGACCGCGTCGTTAAGGACATGGCGGAAGCCGCATACCAGATCGTCAACGAAAAGTGGGAAGCCACACTCGGCGTTATGCGTACCGACATCGAAGACGATAATCTGGGCCAGTACCGGGTTATGGCGAGGAACATGGCCGACGAGTTTGAGCGGTTTATGAACCGGCATCTGGCGCTTCTTATCGTCAACGGCTTTTCCAACCTCTGTTATGACGGCCAAAAATTCTTTGACGGCGAGCATCCGGTCCATCCGAACACGGACGGCACCGGAGAAGCGAGCAACGCTTCCAACATTATCGGCACCGGCTTGGAGACCGGGAAGCCCTGGGCGCTGTTATGCCTGTCGGGAAGCCTCAAGCCCTTTATCGTCCAGCAGCGCACCTTGCCGGAATTTGAGGAGATCGCCGACACCAAAAACGAAACGGTCTTTATGAAAGACCGATACCTCTACGGCATTCGCTATCGGGGCAGTTGGGGATACGGCCTCTGGCAACAGGCCGTGGGTTCCAAAGCGGCGCTTACTGCCGCCAATTACGAAGCGGCCCGGCTCGCCATGTAAACCTTCAAACGGGACGGCGGCGATCCGTTGAGCATTATGCCGACACACCTTATTGTAGGCCCCACAAACGAGACGGCAGCCCGCGCAATTCTGTCGAGGGAAATCATCAACGGCGGCGAGTCAAATCCCAACTACCACACGGCGGAACTCGTAGTGGTTCCCCATCTTTTGTAGAAGGAGAAAAGGATGAACAAAGAAGAACTTATTCCTTTGGCCGAAAAGCTGGACGTCGAACCGGACAAAAAGAAACGCAATGATATTGTCGCCGATTTCTGCAAAGAAAAAGGCTTGAAACCGGGCGACGTGAGGGAACAGCTTAAAGAGATCGCGGGGAATTTATCGTCCAACGGCGATCAATCCAACGGCGGCCAAGATGCCAGGAAGGAAGTGGTTTTGGTTTCCCATAAGGCAACGCATGACAAGTACCGATGCGCCGGACTGGTACTGGCGAAAAAGCCGGCAAACCATCTGGTTACCGCAGGGCAACTGGCAAAACTCCGGCAGGACCCGTGGGTTGTTCTCGGCGGGGACAAGCCGGGCAAAGGAAGCAAACCCGAATGACACCGCTGATTACCGTAGAGCAGTTTCTGTCCATGCAGCCTCCATCCGTCATCCTTCCCTTAGACGGGGAGGGCAAGCCGGACAAAGGACGGATAGAGACGGCCCTGCGGCAATCCTCCGGCGTTATTGTAAGCCACCTTCCCTGGCTACTTGACGGGGCCGGGGAAATTCGCCGCCCGGTCAATCCGCAGTTTGCAGACGCGCTGGAGGCGGTCTGCTCCGACATAGCCCTCGACCGCCTGACCGATGCCGTTACCAACAGCGAGAACGCCCGGAACAAATACAAGGAAAGCCTTGCCCTTTTGGAAAAAATCAACCGGGAGTATCAGGGCGGCCTTGAGGGGCCCGGCTTCCAGGAATCGGAGGTAGTGGTTCCCGGCAAAGACGGAATCACAGACGGCAGATATTTTAAGAAGGGAGGCGTGTTTTAATGGGCGCTTCAGTCGGCTTTGATCTTAAAGAAGTTGACGCAGTAAAAAAAATGCTTGCAAACGCTTCCCTAAACGCCGCCGACCGGAGCCGTCTCTTGCAAAGTATCGGCGTGGAAATGGAAGCCCAGACCCAAGAGCGTTTTGATACGCAAAAAAGCCCAGACGGAGATTCATGGAAAATACTGGCAAGCAAAACGCGAGAATACTACGCCGGGCAGGGATGGTCAGCCAGATCAATTTTAGTAGGCGAAGGAACTTTGCGAGATAGCATTACCAGCGAAGTCCAGGGCGGGGCCTGGTCTGTACTCGTAGGAGCGACAATGGAATACGCCGCCGTCCACCAGTTCGGCGCGGAGATAACGCCGAAAAGCGCAAAGGCGCTGTTTGTGCCGGGCTATGGAATGTTGCGGAAAGTAAATATTCCGGCGCGTCCCTATCTTGGCGTTTCACCTGACGACGCCAAGGCAATAGAGGGCGCCGTCGCAAGTTTTCTTGAAGGAATTATTAAATGAGCAATTATTTAACCATCCGCGATTCTGCGGTTGGACAAATAAAAAAGGGAATGGCCCCTTTATATCCCAAAATGGCTGTTGAGGCGCATCCCGGCCTTTTCACTGAACAGTCGATCAAAAGAGACGCGCAGCGAACTCCGGCGATCCTGACGAGCCTTGTTAAGGCATCCGACGGGGAGCAGCGCGACAGCATCATATTTGTAAGCTGGGTTTTATACCGGGCCAGCAACGAAGACAAACTATACGACGGGGCATTGAGAATTATATCGGAATTAATCCCCATTATCAGAAAAGCTGATTTCGATCTTGATATAAAGAATACAAATATTGAGGCAGAGTGCCTGTATTCCGGCGCGTTAGACGCTATCAACATTGCCATGTGGGCGGTCAAGTGGGAACTGGTGCTCGGCAACCATGCGGTCAAGGGAGGCGGGTCGCTTTCAGACCTTGAAGAATTCGGCGGTTATGACGGTACGACAGCAGTTGGAACCGTAGAAATAAAAGATCACACGAAAACGGAGGATAGATTATGCCCATACCTTTTACACAAATCCCGGACATACTGTTAGTACCGGGGCAATACCAGGAAATTGACAATTCCCTGGCCGGGAGTGTCGGCGAGATTAAGAAAGCGCTCATTATCGCATATAAGAGCGATGCCGGCACGGCCCCTGCCGGAAAGCCCGTCCGTGTGCTTTCCGATCTCAAAGCCGCATCCCTTTTTGGTTACGGCAGCCCCGCCGCGCTTTTGGCGAAGACGTTTTTGGCTTTGAACAAAATCGAGCAGTGCTGGGTGTTGCCGGTGGACGTGCCGGGGGCCGCGACGCCCTGGCGGAAAAAATTCACGGTCAGCGTTACCACGGCGCTAAAAGGCGCGGCGACGATCACGGTGAACGGCCAGAAAATTGATGCCGCCGCTATCGGTGACGGGGCAACGCCGGAGGAAGTGGCCGCCGCGATTGTTGCCAGAATCAACAGCGAGCTTTGGCTGCCTATTGAAGCCGCAGTCGGCGAGGACGGCAAATTTACCGTCGAGTCAGTCGTGGCCGGGACAGGCGGGAATTTCAATGCCGTTGTCATCAAGAGCGAAGCAGCCGGAGTTGCGATTGACGAGAGCGAAACCGTCTCCGGTACGCAGGCCGCGAATATCGGAAAACTTTTTCCCGATCTGGGAAGCGTGCGCTACAGTTATTTTGTTTCCGATTTTTCCGATTCGGAAAACATCGCCGCTCTGGGCGCGGAACTCACCAGCCGCTTCGGGGCCATGCGGCAGATCGGCGGCAGGGCTTTTGTGGCCCTCTCCGGCGAAATCGGCAGCGTAAGCGAGCCTGAGAGCGTTCTGGGCCAGGCCGAGGCCGTGAACAATCCCCACATCGTGCTTGTTCCCCGGCTTACCAGTCCGCAGCTTCCCGGCGAGTGGGCTGCCCGATGGTGCGCCATTGCCTGCCGCATTCTGGCAGATGACCCTGTGGCCAATACCTACGATCTCACGATTGCCGGCCTCGCTTCCAAGGTGGAAGTTGACGCTGATACCAGGCAAATTCTCCTAACGGCGGGAATCGCCACCTACCGCTTGGATACCACCGGGAACGTGCTGATTGAGCGGCTTGTAACCAGCTATACCGAAAACACGGATGGCGGCAGGGACACCAGCTACCTTGACATACAGGTTCCCGAAACGGTGAACGCGGTGCGCACCTACATCAACGCCGCCGCCAAAAAAAGGTACAAGGCCTGGAAGCTGGCAAGCACGGAAGAAAACTTTGGCTCCGGCGCCAAGGTAATGACCGCCGGAATTTTCCGCTCGTTCCTCTGCGAACTGTACCAGGCGGTTTTTATCCGGGAAAAACGCTGGTGCCAGGATTTTGACGGCTACAAAAATACGCTCATCGTGGAAGTCAAGAGCGGAAGCAAAACTTGGCTTGAATACAGCCATCAGCCGAATCTGATTGGCCAATTCTACATCGGCGCGCGATTGCTTCAATTCAAATAGGAGGACAGGATATGAAACTTGAACGAGTACACCGGGTTATATCTTCGGGTTTGGGGGAACTTCCCTTACAGGAAGGGGGATCGACCTTCAAGCCAGCGGGGAAAAAGAGGGAAACCAAAGCGGGCGAAGTGCCCGAAAATACCGGCTACACCGAAAAGCAAACCTTCGCGGAATTAAAACTCAAACTTAACGCCACCGGCGTCCTGGGGGTGGAAGAGTTAAGCGACATGGGCGAAGACACCCTCACCATTTTCACTACCGGAGGCAAGCAGTACATGATGCCCAATGCCTGGGTAACGGAACCGGGCGAGTTAGGCGATGCGGAAATAAGCGTTACCTATAACAGCGGCACAAGTCCCCGGCTTTAGGAAGGCGTTATGAAAAACCAAATCCTTTCCGAACCGGAAATATTTAAGCTACGCGTCCCTATAAGAAAGGGCGAGGTCGAGTGCAAAGAAATTACGCTTAGGCCGCCTTTGTTACGCGACATCATACGGACCGACGGCCATGCCCCTGAAAGCGTCGGTTATGCCAGGGCATTGCTTTTGTCTCTTTCCGGCCTGCCGGAGGCTTTATTGGATCAGCTGGTGCCGGAAGATTGGGCCGATCTCCGCCTTGTTCTGGCGCGGACCAATATGCGTTTCATGGGTTTGGTGAATCTGCTTGATAAAAAAGAGGGCGAAGACGGAGACGGGCCTGACGGCCCTACGGAGGCGGCGGAAAATATACCGCCGCAGAATTCCGAACGGACCTCCGACGCATAGCCTGCGAATTATTGCAGATGATGCCGTCCGTCAGCTTTGAGGCCGTTATGGGTTTTACCTGGACGGAACTCAAGGACTGGCATGGGGCGGCGTTTGAAGTGTACAAAAATCTGCGGGGTATAGACTGATGGCGCGGGAAATCACGGCAGGGGTACTGCTAAAACTTAAAGATCAATTTTCTTCCCAAATCAAAAACGCCGGGATTTCCGTCCAGGGCTTTGCCGATAAAGCGGTCGGCATGGCCGAAAAGGTCAACGGGGCTTTTTCCGGGGTTGCCGGAACGCTTGCGACGCTCGGCGTCGGCGTCGGAACCGCCGCGCTTGTAAAAGGCGCCATAGACTACCAATCGGCTATTACCAGAATAGCCACAAATGCCGGGGTGTACGACCGCGAAGTAAACGAGTTTGGAAGGCTGTTATTACAAATTTCGTACGACGCGAAAGTTCCCGAAAATGAATTAATCGCTTTCGCCAACACCGCGTCGGAATGCGCCGTAGGGCTTGCCGACATAACCGAAAATATGCCCTTCATGGCAAAGGTCGTTCAGGGGCTTGGAATAAGCGGCGAGGAGGCGGGACAGCTTTTTACCGCGCTCTTCAAGCGCGGCGCCGACGCGGACACGTTAAAAGAAAAACTGAATAACCTCGCGGAAATCGGCAACCGCCTGGGCAACATGAGCATTACGCAGTTCGCGAAATTCCTGCCGTCATTGAGCGAGACGAGCGGGGTTGCCGTTGACAACATAGAAGAAGTGTACATCGCCCTCAATATGCTCGCTACGGGAACCAACAAGCCCCAGCAGGCGTTACAGCAGTACCAGTCCGCGATGAATGATTTTGCAAAGGCCGATACAAGGGACGCCATCCGGCGGGGCCTGGGTTTCGACGTTCTTAACGAGGATACCGGAGAGCTAAAAAGTTTCGCCGAGATCATGGAGGCGCTTTCGGTGTTTGGCGAGAAGAGCGGGGCAACGGCATATTTTGACAAAGCGTTTCATTTAAGCGATTCCACCATAAAAGCCCTGCGGCAGTACAACAACCATTACAAAGAGACGGTCCGGACCGTCGGAGAGTTAGGCGACACTTCAAATGCCATAGCGAAACGCGCCGACCAGAACGCCGGAACAATCGAGGGAAGCCTTACCAGGCTGAAAACTGCGGCAAAAGCTTTTGCGGATTCGACGCTTATAAAACCGGTTGAAAAGCTTGCAAAGCTGTTAAACGAGAATCCAGAAGGGATGAAAAAAGCTGTATATGGTTTGGCGGCGGCCGTCGCCGGTCTCGCGCTGTTGAAAGGTTTTACCACGGTTGTTTCGTTTATCGGCAGCCTTAAAGAGTTGAAAGGCGGCGGGGGCGCTGGTATCCCCGGGGGGCTTGCCGGGGGCGGCGCGGGAATTCCGGTACACGTTACAAACTGGGGAGGGGCCGCGGGAGCGTCTGGCCTTCCCGGGATGGAAAAAATATTATCAGACAAACCTGCCGGCTCACTGCTTGAGCCAGCAAAAAAAGCGTTTCCAGCGATAGGCGCCAAAATAGCCAGTGTTGCCCTGCCGTTAGCTACAGCCGCCGGGCTTGTTTTTGCAGGGATGAAAATGAACGAAATATACGCCAATGACGAAAGAAGACAAGAATTTGAAAACAGCTTTGACTATATGCCCGCATTTAACGTTTCTGATCAGGAATATGACCGACGCATTTCTCTTGGCTGGAGCAAAAAGGAAGCCGCCGAAGGGAAAAAGCGTGAGGCTGTCGATGCCGGTTCTGCTGCGGTGTCCCCAGGTATCGCGCCGGAGAAAGCCGGGGGCTACAAAGCCAGCCGCTCTCGCCGTCCCATCCAAGTGAATGATCTGATTGTAACTCCCCAAGGCCAATTCAGTACCCACCCTGACGATTTTATTTTTGCTATGAAAAACCCATCATCACTTGTTAATAACGAAATAAAAAAAGAAATCCATACGGTAGAAAATGTCCCGCAAGCGAAAGCTCCTGTAATTGTAGAAGGAGAAATTGAATTAAAAAGCGAGCTTGTTATAGACGACAAAGGCTACAGGCTCCGGCAGCGGGTCGGTAAAAATACCACCCCCTATAAATTCTCCGTGGGAAGCGCGGCAAATGCGAGGTTGATACAATGAGTGCCAACGCGCAATTTGACGCATCCCTGCCCACGCCCTATAAAGAAAACTGGCGGGAAGCCTACCGCGCCGATCCCGGCGAAAGCCCCCGCACGGCCAGCTACCAGGCTCCGGGCGGCGAAGCGATTCCCTTCATACAAAAAAGTTTTCGCTTCTCCGGCGGTCAAGCTAAGGACACGGCGGAGTATCCTTTCGGCGGGTTGTGGTCAAACGAGTACCTTAATGAAAAACCGCAAAGCCTCACGGTAGACGGGTACCTGCGCGGCCCCGCATACATCGCGCAGCGTAACAAATTGATAGAGGCATTGCGTATCCCTACCGATGACGACAATCCCGGCCATATTGATTTGCCGTTCTGGGGCAGGTTCCCGGTCGTGGTAAGTGATAATTACGAAGTATCGGAAAATGCCGATGAGCAGGGGCAGTGCGCTGTTTCGATCTCATTCACCCGCGCCGGGGTCAGCATTGAGGAACGAATGGGCGCATTGTCAAACGGAACTGACCGCAAGGATGCTCTGCCCGCTTCAGTACGATTGGAAAGTGCGACAGCGGATTTGCAAGCCGTTGCCATTGACGATTTTGAAAAAGAACTTAATGGCGGCAGTTTGGATATTAAAACGCTTCTCGCTGTGTTTGGTAAAATTAAAGGTACGCTTTTAAGTATCTTGGGAAGAATACAGGGAGCGCAAACAATTCTCAATGGAATAACAAATGAAATCCTTGGCATTATGAATCTAATCAGTCAAGGAATCCGCATTCCCCGTGAATTTGCCCTGGCTCTTCTTAATGCCGTGATGTCAATTGCGGCAGGTATCTCTGACATAAAAAACAGTGTCGCGTTGCATGGTCAGAAAGAAAATAGGGCTTCAAACACAGGCGCATCTGCCTCGTCCGCTCCTTCTTTGCCGGTACCGGACAATGAGAGAAACGCATTAATTGCTTTTTTATCAGCTAGCGCCTATGCTTTGTCTGAAGAACCGGCGCTTTCAGTCAACCAAGAGGCAACTGTCGCGGCCAGCGAAAACCTTTTCAAGATAATGGCCTTTTTGGTATCGGCCCGGCTCATTGCAAATATGGATTCCCTTACCTATAAAAAAGCCGGAGGGTATTGGCGGCTGTTTGAGAAACTTGAGGAAAGTATTAACCAAGAGAACCCCGCCATATATACCGCTATTCAAAATGTGCATATCGCTTTATCGCGGGAACTGTCTGAACGGGAAATAAGCAGGGAAATGACCCGCCGTATTTCCATAGCGGCCCCGCTTTTATATCTGGCTTATTACCTCGGTTGCGACGAAGATAAAATCCGCGAGCTCAACAGCATCGCCGATTCTTTTGTGGTCGATGGGGCGGTGATCTATGTCTAGGGTTGTCGTAAAAAACGCTACCGGCGGCAACGAACTTCTTTGGCGAAATATTAAAATCAAAAAGTCATTGGATGACATTTGCCATACTTTGGAATTGGAAATTCCGGCAAGCGAACGGACTAAGGTACGCAAACACGAGCGGATTGAGGTGCGTTACGAGAATTCATTTGTTCGCGATTCGGGAGGGAAGCGGCTTGTTACTACCGTCCTGGTTGACGAAATTACCGCAAGCGCGGATTCCGCAAAACACAGCGTCATGGTTATAGGCCGCAGCCCGGCGCGGGATATAATCGATTCAACATGGACATACCCACAAATGGGCGACGAATGGTTAATTAAACGTACCCTGTATGAAGTTACAAAAGTTATTGCGGATAAATTTAAAATTACCTGTATAAATATTCCTATAAACCGGGGTGATCCCACGAAACCGATAAATTATTTTTCTTGGGATAACGAAAGCCCATGGACAAAACTCATTGCCGAAGCTGACAGTCAGGGCTTTATCATTACCGCGAACGAGGTGGGAGGGCTATACATTTGGCAGCCAGAAGGTTACGTGAGGGACGAAGGGTTTCACCTCACCGAAGGGCAGAATGTAAAAACTATTGAGTGGAAAGAAAACGGGGCAGAGCAATACCACGAGTATATAGTAAGTGCCGCAGGCAGGGAAGCCATGGCGATAGATAATACCTGTAATAATAACCGCATCCTGACCATAAACCTTACGGACCCCATTATTGAACCGGACAAACTCCAGCGCCGTGCGGAAACGGAAATGCGCAGAAGAAGGGAAACCCGTACAACCGTAACCGTTTCCGGCTGGGGCCTCACGGATACGCAAATCAAAAACAACCTGGGATCGAATACCGCCGGAAAAGAAATCTTTTGGGTGCCGAATTTATTAATCCCTGTTAGTATGCCGTCGCTTGGCCTTCGGGCTAATCTTTTGATAGCGGAAGTTGAACAGGAGGCGGGCGTAGACGCCATGAGCAGTACCATAACTCTGGTGAAAAGGGACGCGTACTTATGACGGATCAGATCAGGAATTTAGGCGCAAGGCTGCGCAACCTGTTTGTTGTCGGCGAATTCCAGAAACGCTGCGATGACGGCAAGATACGGGTCAATACTCACAACAACAGAGCGGTTGAGAAAAAAGAGGCCTTCCCTTACGGATTTATTGCCAGGGCGAAAGGCGGCAAAGCATTCGTTTTTTGCCAGGGAGGAAACCCTGACAGCTTTGAAATCTGCCCGGTACAACCCGGTGATGAGATAAAGCCACCGGAACTGAAAGACGGCGATGCCGCGCTTTATACCGGCGAAGGAAGCTGGATTGTACTGCGGGAAGCTGGCGGTGTGGAAATTAACGCTAAAAAATCCGGCGAAATAACAATCATTAGCGAGGATGGAAAATTTTATCTTGGAAATAATGCTACTAATATTTGCAAGCTGATGATCGGCCTTATTGACGAGATAAAAGCGATTGTCACGTCCGGCGCTCCTCCAACGCATACTATAAATGACGCTTCAAAGCAAAAACTTGAAGCATATAAGAATGAGTTTAAGAACTTGCTAAAGGAGTCTGCATAATGCCATTGGTAGAAGCAGCCCTAAAAACAAATTTATTTAATTTATTCAAGAAAATGAAAAACAAAGAATTGAGCGAAGAAGAATATGCGGCTGAACTTGCCAAGATATTTAATGACCATATAAAAACAGCCGATGTTAACGCAGGTATTCAGGTTGATACATCTGGCGGCAAGGGTGCTACTACCAGCACAGGGAGCCTGTCGTGAGTGCGAGTATAGAACGATGGGCTGATATTCAAGAACTTGTCAGTATGAGCATCGGCACGGACAAAGGAACATGGCCGAATGATCCTAATTTCGGAAGCGAACTCTGGCTTTTGAAAAAAGACGGGAAGGTAGACGGCCAGACGGCGGGAACTGTGGAGCGTATGATCAGGGAATCTTTGCAATGGCTTATAGCTGACAAACTGGCCGCCAAGATTAACTGTACAGCGGAACGAAACGGCAAGCATCGGATTGATTATCAGGTGACTGTAACCCGGCCTGACGGCTCGACAGTAACAGTTGAGGAGGCGTGGAGTGTCGTTTAAGCGGGATTCTCTGGCGGCCTTACTTGATCGCATATACGCAAACTACACCAGCCATTTCCGGCCTTTGGACAAAACGCCCGGGCAGAATCTCCTCAAGGTATTCGCTTCGGTAGATGCCGGAATCTATCATCAACTTTTGGGTGATCTGGATTTCCTTGCAAAACAGATATTCCCCGATACCGCTGAAGGGGAATATTTGCGGGAACACTGGTCGCATAAGGTTCCACCGTTATACGCTGTAACAGCAAGGGGCGAAATAACAATGACCGGAACCGCAAACAAACCTATCCCCTCCGGCGTGGTATTTGAGGCGGCTTCTGGGGAGCGGTATTATTTAGAAAACGCTTACAGGATGGATAGCAACGGCCAAGCCATTGTTACCGTTAAAGCCGAAAACCCAGGGCAGCAGGGAAGTCTGGCAGTTGGAGAAAAACTATCCGTAATTTCGACGGTGCCGGTTGGAATAGACCCGGATGCCGTAGTAAGCGGCAACGGTATTATTGGCGGTGCCGATGCGGAAACCGATGAAGAGTATTTGGTCCGTGTGCTGGCCTTTCTCCGCAATCCTTCCCGCTATGGGAAAACAGGTGATTTCGCATTATGGGCTAGGGACGCGAGCGCCGAAGTCAGCGCGGCCTGGGAATATAAAAACTTTGGCGTTTTCGGAGCGGTACTGGTACAGGTTATAAAAGGGAATCAGATAGACGGCGTTCAGCCGGTGGGCAATCTAGCGGAAGTGCGAAACTACATAAGTAAAGTTGCGCCGCCTGTTTATTTGAAGTGCGAACCCCTAAAATCATACCCATTGACCCTTCAGTTTCTTTGCCTTCTCAAGAGGACTCCAAAACAAACAGAGAACTGGTGGAAGCCCGTTTGAAGGCGTGGATGCAATTGGCAGCTAAGCCGGGTGTAAAAATAACGGCGGGAGCGTTACGCATGGCTGTTATTGACGGAGTAACAATCACCAACACTACAATCAAACTTGGCGGCAGTACGACTGGAATTATTACAACTACGATTCTCGAATATCCGTGTATTGGGGAAATACAATGGGAATAGCGGCAACCAGGGCGCATTATGAAAACGCCATAAAAAAACTTTTTCCCCAGGGCGAATATTGGGACAAACAATTTGCCGATCCCCAAAGCGATGTATCTCTTTTTGCAAAATTGAAGGCCAGCGAATTAGTAAAATTCAGGGAACGGATGAATGCATTATCGGAAGAAAGCAAACAGGAAAGCACAACTGAATTAATCGCCGATTGGGAACGCGTTTACTTGAACGGAAAATTTCCAAATTTTAACATAAAACAAAGGCGGCTTCAGTTAAAATCAAGAAACGGATTAAGTTTGAACCGAGCAGAGTTACAAAAAACAGCAGAGATGTTCGGGCTGAATATTCAAGATGTAACAATTCCCTACCGTCCGCGCTTTTTTGGTTTCGCTAAATTCGCGCAAGAACGTCTCGGCAGTTTTTCAACATTTTCCGTTTTGCGGTTTATGGTCACGGAAGCTGGGATTGAGGCAAAATACTGGCGATCAATCAAGGCGGAATTAGAAGTATGTAGATTTGCCCGAATGCGTTTTGCGCTTAACAGAATGGCATATTACCCCATTAATAAAATGCGCGAAATCGTATACCGCAAAATCAGACAGGGATGTTTCGGCTACGGAAGATTTGCGTACAACAGGCTCACACCATTTGATCCTTGTATTGTACTTGACTATGATTTTTTAGGCGACTATATCGCGGATATTTTACGCGTTGCTGATTTTTATAGACGCTTTGAACGGGTTTTGCTGGAGGAGTACATTATCCGCGTAAAACCATACAAAGAATTTGAGAAGGCAATCAAAGATAAACTGCTCGCGAATCAGATACCATATTTTAATTACGGAGGAGAATAATGAAAAGCGGATTGTATCCAAACGAACAGGTCATTGAGGTTTTTGGGGAGCAGGTTAAATGGCCGGGCCTCGGCCCCGACGGGAAGTTTACCAACGGGAGTTTTACGGATCCGCTAATCAAGC